TGTTCGAGATGGAGGACACGTTCGTGGAGATGTCCGCCGCGTTGGTTGAGATGTCCGCCGCGTTTGTGGCGATGTCGGTGGTGTTGCCTCCGATGGCCGCGGTGTTCCCACCGATGGCGGTGGCATTCGTTCCGATGGCCGTGGTGTTGGTTCCGATTGCCGTGGCGTTCGAAGTGACACTCGTGGACATGGTGTCAAGGTCGACCGCCCCCGTGACCGTGAGGAGGTCCGTTTTGGTTTGAATGTTTGTCACGTCCGTCTCCACGGCTTCGACCTTGTTGTACGTCACCTCGTTCACGTCGAGGACATTGACGAGGTTGGTGGAGATTGAGTTTTTGCCGACCACAACGGGAGAAGGTCCACCCCCTCCTTGTGTGCTTGGCCTTGGCCCCTTCCTTGGGTCTTCCGCCTCTTCCCAAGACAACCGTGTACGACTCAACAAGGCGGCTTCGAGGTCGTAGACTCCCGCTCCCGAATTGAACTTCAAGTTGAGAGGTACGAGGGCGTCTTCCGTGTCTCCAATGGTGGAGCAATTGTGGGCGAAGACGGTGGTGAAGTCAAAGGGGGCTTCGGTGTTGGTCGAGTTGCTCTTTGGTACAATTTGACCGCGTTGAACGCTCAATGGCTTCCCACGAGTGAACAACGTTTCGCAAGTCACCACGAGGAGGTTGTGGGCGGCGGTGTCGTCGTTGTCAATGGTGTCCGTGATCGAATGCCACTTCTCACCCGAGAGGAGTGTGGTTTGGTTTTGGGTTCCACCAAAAACATACAAGGCACCGTCGGCCTTTGGTATGCCGTCTTCGGTTTCACTTACTCCCAACAAGGTCTCCCCGAGGTCGAAGTATTCCGTGTTCTCGGTTTGCTCGGCGAAGTACTCGACGTCGACGTCCTCTTGGTTTGACCCAATGCCCACCAAGAAGTTGTCCACTCGGTCCTCGGGCGCGCTTTGAGAGTATGAAGCGAGGGCCGCTCCCGTGTGGTCGTAGTTGACAATTGCAACGCTTTGGAAGATGTTTTCGAGTTGCGGGAAGGTCTCTCGTACTACTCCCGTTCTCGTGATGACAATTCGGTCGACTTTGACGTCGACTCCCGTGTATGAAGAAGCGGTGTCGGGCAACGGGACCGTGGTGAAGTCGAAGTCGTGTTCAAAGCCGTCGTCTTGTGTTTCGTTGACTCGGTATTCGAACTCGTTGTTGCCCGTGCTTTTGATGTGTAGACCCGCCACACGGCTCCAACCGTCGTTCGTTTCAACGTCCGCCGCGGGGTCGGAATTGGTCCAAGGGACAACCACGTCGAACCACTTCTCGGTCGTACTCCACGAGGGGTTCGGGAGGTTGACTTCGTTGAAGTCCAAGTTGGGGTCGGTGAAGTCTCCGTTGTACCCCGTGGGCATGTCGATGGACGTGTTTTCGGTGTCCATTGAATACTCCGAACCGTAGTACAACGAACCCACCTTCACCTTGAAGCGGAGAATGATTCGCGCCCCAATGCGGTCCGTTCCGTATGTGTTATAAGCCCCGCCGCCAATGGTTGCGCCGAACTCTTTGACGAGGTCTCCCGTTGAGTATGTGCCACGAATGGCCAACGTTTGACCTTCACTCAACACCGAGTCGTTGTTCACGAAGTTGGTGACGGGGACTCCTCCGTTGGGGTAGTCGATATAAAAGTTTCGAGGGTTCCCGAAGACGCTTTGTTGCCCCGCATTGAGGTGCGTGATCGAACACCGCTTCACGGGTAACAAATACGAGTTCGTCCACCCCATGCCGAGGGCGTGTTTGGTTTCGATGTCCTTTTTGAAGTTTACCGACTCACTCGTGGCGGTCGGAACGTAGGAACCCGAGACCAATTCGCGCCGAATACTTTGAGACGCCACCTTTGTCCGAGTCCACTTTTGAACCTTCAACGTCTTCGACCAATTCAAGGCGTTCGTGGGGAAGAACCAAAAGGCGAAGCCATTGAGTACGAACCGCGCTCCGAAGGCGTTGGTGACGTGTTCAAGAACGTCGAAGCACGAGTTGAAGTCCTTGGGGTAAAAAGCCCGCCTCCCAAACTCGTCCTCACGTGCTTCATTTTGCTCGGCGAAGGCTTCGGCCTTGACGAAGGTTTGTTCCAACATGGTGGTCGGGAACTCGGCTCCGTCGGTGGTGGTCCATGCTTCACCACCCGACACTTGTTCTTCATTGAAAAGGTCGACGACCTCTTTGAGTTGAATGTCGGAACCGTTCCAAAAATTGGCCGTCGGGATTTTGTTGACGCAAATGGCCAAGAGTTCGGCCAAAGTCTTCTTCCCCAAGTAGGCGTCCCCGTCGTCTTTGAATTCGATGTTGCGGAGGCGGTTGAGCCCACACGACGCTCGAACGGTGACGAGGTACGGTCGGTCTTGTGTTTCGTACTCGATCGCCTCATGGTTCAAAGACCCAACCCACCACGGCTCCCAATGTGTCCCTCCTCCGTTGTAGTAGACGGCCACTCCGAAGCGGGCGTCGTTGTTGTTTTTGATGACGGAGGGGAAGACTTCAAGGGCCGCCGTTTCGATGGCAAAAGTGAACTCACAAGAGGACGGAATGACCGCCCCTCCAAGGTGGTCCGTTGGACCGTCCCAACTCAAACCGAAACCGTCTTCGGTGAGTTGGACTTCGTGAGGTGCGGCGGAAGATGACAAGCCAAAGTCTTGGTGGCCGTTGGCCGTGTCGTTGTCAATGAACTCGACGCGCCATTGCCTTCCCGTTGGGTCGTGAAACTCCGAGAATATGCGGGCGCGCCAATTGCCCGAGGTGGTGTTGGTGGCTTGTGTTGGCATTAGCGGGCGCGGTTTCTTCGGGCGCGTTCATGAGACAAGACAATGTCCGTTCCATGTATTCGCCCCGTGACGTTCATGTTGTTGTTGGTCCCCGCGACTTGACCCAAGAAGGACCCCATGCGCTCGAACGGGATGACGGCTTCTCGTCCCGAAGGGTTCTCGCCAATGAGTGCAAGGGTTGGCCCCATTGTGAGGCCTCCCGAGTGAAGCTTGGGTACCGAGGTAAGGAGGGCGGCGATTGCGGCTTTGTAGCCCGCGGCCTTCGCAACACCCGCGGCTCCCCCCGTGGCCACGTTGTCGGGCGTTGGTGAGAATGCGAGGGAGATGGCTTGCGCGATTGCGGCTTTGACCGCTTGGAGTGCGATTTGGCCCAACATGCGCGTGGCCGCTTGGCCGAAGTTCTCGACTTCTCCCGTGGCCGACTTGAACCCAAGTTCCACGAGGTCGGAGACCGCCGCGCCCGCGTCTTGTGCGGTGAACAAGGCTTCGTTCGCTTTGACTTGTTGGTCCGTGGTTTCGGCGAGGAGGCTTCGAAAGTTCTCCGCTTGTGCCACGAGTTCGGCGAACCGCTCGGTGTTGGCGAACTCGGGGTCGTTGAGAATGCTTTGTGTCAAGGCCTCGTCAAGCGCGGCGAGGGCCGTTTGTGCGGCTTGGAGGTCGGTGACAATGCCGAGTCCTTGTTGTACCGAGAGACTTTTGAGTGTCTCTTGGAGGGCTTCGAAGGGTGTTTGTGCCGTCTCCGCTACTTCGGCAAATTGAGCCATGCGGGACACGAGGTCCGCCAAGACCGCGTCCGCTCCCGCAAAGTCGGCCTCGACTATTTTTCGGACCGCCGTTTCGATCGCCGAGAACTTGTCGGAAGAAAGGTCCTTCCCGAACAAGGTTTCCAATTCGGTGGTGGCGGTGAGTGTCTTTTCGAGTGCGGCTTGTACACTTTCGAGGGTCGCTTCGGGCTTCTTCCCGTCTCCGCCATTGACGTCGACAACGATTTCGACTTTGCTTTCGAGGGCCGCCGTTTGTTCGTCGAGGTCCCCTTGTAGTTTTTGAAGTCTTGTTGTGAGGGCCTCTTCGACCGCGTCGAATGCGTCGTCGGTTGACAAGCCGTCGCCGAATGGGTCGGCGGCCAATATGATGTCAAGCACAAAAGGCGAGAACTCCACGCCCGCGGCTTCCGCAATGATGGCGGCGTTGGCCTCTCGTGCTTGTTGTGATATTTCGCCCGTCTCGAAGTTGAACGGGTTGACAATTCCCAAGTCCGCCGCTTGGAGGTTGTTTCGTGCGAGTTCCAATTCCTTCTCGAAGAACTTTCCAAAGGACTCGGGCGAGATGTTCTCCAACTCGGTCCGAAGGGCGGAGGTTTGTTTTTGAAGCGCGCCAATTGTTTGTCCTCCCGTTTCCAATGCGAAGGCCTCCCGAAGAAGGACACCACGCGCGGCGAGTTGTTTGACCCCGTCGGAGAGAAGGTCATTTTGGGCGTCGATCGTTTCGTTGAAGTCCAAGACCGCATCGTTGGCCATGTACGAGTCTTGGGACATGTTGTACAAGGCCGTCCCCAATGCGGCGGCACCGAGTAAGACCACGCCGTACGGGTTGGTCGTTAAGAACAACGAGGCCGCCTTGAATGCTTTGACGGAGTTTTGAACCCCGCGAATGAGGCCTCCGATTGCCGAAGTGACGGGACCAAGGGCCGCGGCGAACAAGCCAAACTTGACGACCGTTCCTTGGGTCTCGGGGGAGAGTTGAGAGAAGCTTGTGGCGAGTCTCTTGATTTTGTCGATGACCTTGGTGACCGTCGGAGCCAAGGCGGTGCCGAGGCTTATTTGTGCGGCCTCAATTGCCGAACGCATGGCGGCGAGTCCACCGTTGGCGGTGTCGTCCATTTCGGCGGCCATGCTCTTGGCTTTGCCTCCCGAGTTCTTCAACTCCTTCCCAAGGTCTTCGAGGTCTTCGAGGTTCTTTCCGAAGATGGGTTGGAGAATGGCCGCACGTTTGCCGAGGACTTTGATTGCGTCCGAATACGACAAGGAGCCATTGATGAGACCCGTGAAGGTGTCTTTGACGTCGACCCCTTGGGCGGCGAGTTCCGAGAACGCCATTTTGAGCTTCGTTCCCGCGTCGCTTCCCGCGATGCCGTTGTTGGCAAGGACACCAAGAAGGGCGGTTGTCTCCTCCAAAGAGAAGCCGAATTCGTTGGCAACGGGAGCCGCGTTCTTCATTGACTCCGAGAACTTTTCGAGGTCAAGGGCGGAACCCGCGAAGGCGGTGGCCATGATGTCGGCAACGTCTCCCGCGGACTCGGCTTCAAGTCCGAATTGGGCGAGGGTAGTTCCTACCGTGTCGGCGGTTGGGCCAAGTTCTTGTCCGAAGGCTTGGGCGAGGGCGAGGGTTGATTCGGTCGCGCTCGTGATCTCCCCCGCGGAGAGTCCCAATTTGGCGAACGAGAGTTGGAGGTCGGAGACCGAGGACGCCGAGAACACCGTGGACGCGCCAAGGTCCCGCGCGTTCTTTTCAAGTGAGGCGAACTCTTGACCCGTCGCACCCGACACGGCCTTCACCTTCTTCATGGCCAACTCGAAGTCGGCGGCCACCTTGAAGGAAGAGGCACCGATGGCACCGAGTGGAGCGGTTACACCCAAGGAAAGACCACGACCCACACTCGACAAAGAGTTGGCGGTGTTGCGGATCTTCTTTTGGGCGGTTGTCAAGCCCCTCTCAAACTTCCGAGAGTCAAGGCCGAGGACTACATTGAGGAGGGATTGACGCGCCATTGTGCGATTTGGTCTTGTTGTTCTTGTGTTAGTTCATGACCGACTTGGGATTGGTTCTCGGAATACGGGGAGAAGTCTTCGGGCGTGAAGGGTTGGGGCCTCCTTTTGGGGTCTCGGTTCGCATTGGCGAAGAGTGCCATGACGCTCGACGTGTGTTCCCACTTTCGTCGGTCTCGGTCCGTTTCTCCACGAGCAAACGCGGCGAACTCCATGAACGTCATGTCCCAAAACTCCCGCGGACGTAGACCGAAGCCCAACCCGAGGGAGTAGAGGTCCAACCAAGAAGTGGGAGAAGAGGGAGCAAAGTGACCTTCACCCCCTCCCGTTAGTTTCCCGCTTTGTCTCCTCCTTGGTTACCGAGTGACTCTCCAATGGCTTCGGACAACATGTTGAACTTGTCGAGGTCCGCACATACAACCGCCGCGAGGTGGTCGAAGGCGATGTCGGGACGAGCGAACCCACCGAAGTCGGCGGCGTTCATGATGCCCCAATACACGACGGTCGGCACGAACTCCAAGGGGTTCTTGGACACGAACTCGTCGAGGCTTGACAACTCCAACCCGCGGTCTTGGGTGAGGAGTCGAAAGGCGTTCATGTTGAGAAGGATGTCGTGAGACTTCCCACCAACGTCGACGGACGTTTGCCCGCGCAATGTGTTGTCTTTGGCCATGCTTTAAGAATTAGGCGAAGTTGCCCGTGGTCATTGTGTCGCAGTCGAACGAGACGTTGAACGACGTGGAGTCATTCAAGGGCGCGGACTCTTCGAAGCTTGTGATGTATGCGTTGACTTGGACGTATGGGTCACCCGCTACTCCCGACCCGTACCGAAGGGTCAATTGCGCCTTGTCTTTTGCGGCGGCGAAGAGGTGAGTTTGTCCGACATTGTCGTACGCC